TAGGAGCTTCCCATGACCGACCCAGCGAACGAGCCAGACTACGAAAACACCGCGTCGACTGCAGAGCTATTCCAGATTTTATCGCCGGACATGTCAGTAGAAGAAGCTGAGAAACACGAGCGCGCAGTTAACGCAATTGTACGGCGCGGAGAGATCACTATTCATCCGTATACACCTAGGTCGCACGAATGCGCTAGTAAAGAAGACTCACGCTGTGACGTGTGCTTTGAACCAGTTACAAAATAGGAGCTTCCCATGACCGTAGCCGTTGGACCAATTGATTTTCTAAAGCACCACCTTGACCCGCTGTCAGGCACAATTGACAGCTTCGGTGGGGCCCACGTTGTAATGGGGCTCATCGCTGCAGGCGGGCAACCGCATGTGTACATCATGGGTAACCTCAATAACCGCCCCGTTCTCCGCAAGGAGATTTACACGGAACTGGCGAATAAGCTGCTTGAGATGGCCAGTAGCGGCCCGTCTCCGAACGGCGTCATTCTGCCGGGTCCGGGGAGTGTGATGTAATGGGCAACCGCAAACTAAACATCAGTCCTGAGCTAGCTGAAGTATGGGAAACGCTGTACGTCAGCGGGTATAGCATCAACGACATTAGGGCTACTGAGTCCGCTAAAGGGCGGAGTACAGGCGACCAGGTCATTAAGCGCGAGCTTAAGAACCTAGGCGTTGAGTTCCGCACACAAGAAGAGGCTGTATTGTTAGCAGCCTCAAAGCGGCATAAACCATGAGCACTGAAATTGTCAAAGCCCCACTAGCTCAGCGATGGACAGACAAGTTTGCGCTTGAACTGGCGATGACACTTGAGGGATCGGGGGATAAGCTCCCGGTCCTTCTTGGCGCTTATGAGATGACAGACGCCGACCTCGTGGATATGGTTAAGGACCCGATATTCGAGCAGCGCGTGCGCAAATACCAGCTGGATTTACGCGAGCGGGGACTTAGCTTCCGTATGAAAGCGCAGGTCCAGGCTGAGGACTTGCTCACTAGATCGTGGGAGCTTATCCACGACGAAAGAACTTCACCGGCAGTCATAGCGGAGCTTATCAAGTGGACCGCTAAAGTTGCTGGATTTGATGTAGCACAAGCTGCGTCTGCAGACTCAGGAGTTAAGATCAACATCATCATGGGGGGTGTTGATGCAGCAGTCCCCGCAGGCGTTAGGGTGATTGAACCATGAAAAAGTATGGGTACCGGGTCATGATGACCGCACCATGCGGCGGCAAACAGGCCGTAGCTTTCCAAGACGAGCGCTTCTTAGATTTCTGGCAATCGGGGAAAAGAGCACGCAAAGAGCTTAGCTCACAGAATTGTCACAAGTGCGGGGGTACAGCCTACCATAAAGCAGCTGACTACAGCGCTACCGATGTTACCCGCGTAGAGCCTAACGGCGATACCCGAGACGTCTTCCCAGGGTACAAAGAAGATACTCCTCAGCTGGAGTTTGGCATATGACCACTATTGCATGGGACGGCAAGACGCTTGCCGCCGACCGTAGGTTCTCGAACGGCTCTGCTATTACCGGTAGCTTGACTAAGATCGTGCAGCGCAAAAAAGATGGCGCTATGTGCGGTGTGAGTATGAACATAGCTTTAGGTAGACGGTTCCAGAAGTGGTTCTTGGCCGGAGAGCGCGGCGAGCGACCAGAGCTTAGCCGAGGCGAAGAATGGACGCGAGCGCTAGTCGTGTATCCAGGAGGTAAGCTTGTAGTGCATGAGCCCGAGGGGTCTTTCGATATTGACTCTGGGCGTTACGCTTTTGGTAGCGGTATGGAGTTTGCCTTAGGTGCTATGGCAATGGGTGCGTTTGCCGACCGTGCAGTAGAAATTGCGGCTATGTACGATGCAAACACAGGAAACGGCGTCGATACTTTGGAGCTTCCTGAATGATTACCATTACTGTTAAGTGTGGCTGTGGTGCGTCCGAGCATTCGTTTGGTTCTGAGTTCCAGCCCAACGAAGAGGAGCATCAAGTAGACGAAGCACAGGTTCATGTAACCGCTAACTACAAGCCGATGTGCTATAGCTGCGGTAAGGTCGACTGGATGGTCGAAAGCGTGAAGCCGCTGAGAATGGGGGCCGTTCGTGGCGCTTGAGATTAACTACATCCCGTCCAAGACGGTCAAACAGTTCTACGAGTCAGACGCCAAGATGCGGGTCATCATGGGCCCCGTCGGTTCGGGTAAGTCTGTTGGTATGTGCTTCGAGGTTCTTCGACGCGCAATGGCACAGGAGCCAGGGAAAGATGGGTTTAGACGTACACGCTTTGCTGTCATCCGTGAAACGGTTCGTCAGCTGTCAGATACAACGATTAAAACGTGGTTGGACTGGTTTCCGGACAAAGTTTGCGGCAACTTCATGCGCACCACTAAAACTTACTTCCTTGAAATCGGAGACATCCGGTGTGAAGTTATGTTTCGAGCCCTTGACGATGCCGACGACGTTGCTAACCTTAACTCGCTCGAACTCACCGGCGCTTGGTTTAACGAGTGCCGCGACATTAACTCAGCAATTGTCGATGCTATGTCAAAACGTGTCGGTCGCTATCCGTCTAAGAAAGATGGGGGTGCAACTTGGCATGGAATGTGGGGAGACACCAACCCACCAACCATTGATACCTGGTGGTACTATCAGATGGAGCATCTCGATCCCAACGACGGAGTGAGCCACAACGACAACGGCTGGGTTGTGTTCAAGCAGCCCAGCGGTCGCTCGCCTGAGGCGGAGAATATCGAGAATTTGCCAGATGGGTACTATGACATTCAGGGTAGAAGTGATGAATATGTTCGTACGTTCATTGATGGGTTCTATGGACACTCTCTCGCAGGTACTCCAGTATACAAATACTTCCAACCTAACTATCATGTCGCTAAGCACCCCCTCACCGACGTTAGCGGAAGTAGCAGGCCCATTATTGTCGGAATGGACCTCGGCCTTACTCCTGCTGCAGTTATTGGTCAACAAGACCCCCGAGGGCGTATGCTTATACTCGCTGAAGCTACCGGTTTCGACATGGGAGCGCAACGTTTCTGCCGGACTAAGCTTAAGCCACTGCTAGCAGAGAGGTTCCCAGGCCGAAAGATTGTAGTCGTGATCGACCCCTCGGGCGGTAATCGCCAGCAGGGGGACGAGATCAGTGTAAAGCAGATCATCGAGAACGAAGGGTTCTCGGTTATCCTAGCTAGCACAAACAACGTCGCTCGCCGACTGAACGCCGTGGATGACTGCTTGATGCGGCAAGTGGACGGAGACCCGGCGTTCTTGATGGATGGCAGATGCACGGCGCTTAAGGCTGCGATGATGGGCGGCTATCGGTTTCACCCTAAAACGGGTAATATCGAGAAGAACAACCACTCCCACGTTGCCGAAGCACTGCAGTATTTGGCACTCCATATCTCGGACTTCATTGGTAAAGTTCCAGTGCAGGCCCGTAAAGTACAGAGAGTCTCGGCAGCAGCCTGGACTTGACATTTGCGTAATTGTATGATAGTCGATAAAAGTATTTCCATGGGGGACCCCTAAATGGCGACCATTACTCCCGTTTCCGCCTTTACCAATAATGTGCGTACCGCAACTTGGACTGGCATCACTACTACGACTGACACGCCGGAAGCTTTCGGCCCGATCAATACCGGACGTGGTCCGGTTTACGGTGCTGTAACGTTCAGCGGCACCTTTAACGGCGGCACCACTGCTGTCCTGCAAGGCTCGATTGACGGCGTTGTCTACGCGACGCTGACCGATATCGCCGGTAATGCTATTAGTGCTACCGCTGCAAAGATGCAAGAGTTCGTTAGCTCGGCTATGTACTTCAAGCCCTCGGTGGGTTCTGGCGTGACCGACGACGTTAACGTGGTAGTCATTTTCCGCTACTAAATTAGGAGTTTCCCATGCAACAAGCAGTTATTAGCCTGTACCCAAACGAAGTTCAGTCACTGCTTCGCTTGATGGACCTGGCCGCTAAAGCGGGTGGCCTCGCTGTTACAGACGAACTGTACTCGCTCAAGAGCAAGATTTCTAGGGCGATTGAAGCGACGCAAAAAGACGTCGCCGAGAAGAAGTCCGAACCTAAAGAGGTCTAATCTATGGCCGACCCTACAGTTCTACGGATGTTCTCGGGTGAACAACTCGATAAGATCAAGTCAGAAGAACAGGCCCGCCGCGAGGCGGAGCAGCGGCAGAATGCGCCGCTTATCACTAACATGGCCGCATACGTGCGCTCTTGTTGGGACCCTGCTCAACGTGCCAAGATGCCGATTGAAACGCGAATGCTTAAATCGAAGCGGCAACGGAACAGCGAGTACGAACCTGATAAGCTAGCACAAATTACCGGCAGTGGTGGTTCGGCTGTGTTCATGCAGCTGACTGAGATCAAGTGTCGTGCTGCCGAAAGCTGGATACGCGATATCCTGCTCGACGGCGGCTCTCCCCCGTGGAAGCTTGTTGCTTCTCCGGACCCGGACCTGTCCCCTGAGGATAAGGTCGCACTTGAGCAAGAGTTCACGCAGCAACTGCTGCAGCTTATTCAAGCTACAGGCGTCGCCCCTGAACTGGAGGAGACGCCTTCTCTTCGTGAGATGTACGAGGAAGAGTACCGTCGCAAGATGGCTCAGGCCGCGCAGCATAAAGCGGACCTCATGCAGCAGCGCATCGAAGATCAGTTCGCCGAAGGCGGCTGGTACGACGCGTTTAACGAGTTCGTTACTGACCTGTCGACCTACCCGACGGCGTTTGTCAAGGGTCCTGTTATCCGTAAGAAGCCGGTACTCGGCTGGGTAAAAGGTCCGGATGGCCGCACTACGCCGCAGGTTACTAGCAAAGTTATGCCTATCTTTGAGCGGGTCGATCCGTTCCGGATTTATCCGGAGCCGGGCATTGAGAACCTGCAGCAAGGATACGTCTTCGAGCATAAGCCGATGTCGCGCAGCGACTTGGCTGCGCTTATTGGCGTGCCGGGCTTTGACGACGAAGCTATCAAGCTCGTACTTAAAGAAGGTTCGCGTAGCTCGTGGTTCTTCTCGCACATCGAGATCATGAAAAGCGAGCTTGAGTCGAAGCATAACGCTTGGGATCGCCCGACCGATATGTTCGACTGCTTAGAGTTCTGGGGCAAAGTCTCGGGCACGATGCTCCGAGAGTGGGGCATGACGCCGGAAGACGTGCCGGAAGAGTCGCGCGAGTATGATGCTTGCGTTTGGCTAATCGGCAACTACGTCATCAAGGCGATGTTGAACTACGATCCGCTTGGTATGAAACCGTACTTCGCTACGTCGATGTTCAAGCAACCGGGTAACTTCTGGGGTCGTTCGATCCCGGAGGCTATCGAAGACTTGCAAGCTATGGTCAACGCAGCGGCTCGTTCGCTCGTTAACAACATGGGTATTGCGTCTGGTCCGCAGGTCGAAATCGACGTCAGTCGTTTGGCTCCCGGCGAAGATATCACGCAGATGTTCCCATGGAAAATCTGGCAGGTTACCTCTGATAAGTCTGGCGGCGGTGGTAAAGCTATCCACTTCACGCAGCCTGAGAGCAACTCTCAGGAACTCATGACTATCATGGAAAAGTGCATGAGCAAGGCTGACGAAAGCTCGGGCATCCCGTCTTACGTTAGCGGTGATATCAGTGTCACCGGAGCCGGTCGTACGTCGTCCGGCCTCAGCATGTTGATGGGTGCAGCAGGCAAGAGCATTCGCCAAGTCGTGTCGTACATCGACAACGACATCGTGAAGCCAATTGTCAGCGCGCAGTTTGTCTACAACATGCGCTTCGATCCCGACGAGAAAATCAAAGGCGACGCGTTCTGCGAACCTAAGGGTGCAGTTAACTTGGCAGTTAAGGAAACCGCCGAAGTCCGCCGCATCGAGTTCCTCAACGCAACCTCCAACCCGATTGACTTCCAAATCATGGGTCCGGAAGGTCGTGCTGCGGTTCTCCGCGAAGTTAGCAAGAGCTTGCAGATGCCTGCGGAGGAAGTCGTTCCGTCGCGCACGAAGCTCGAAATGAAAATGAAGCAAGGCCAAATGGCACAGGTGATGGAGGGTACAGGTGACCCATCTATCCAACTGCCCGGCCAAGCTACGCCTTCGCTGCCTGACGGGTCTCCCGCAGGCGGAGCGGCAGGCAACATGGTGAGTAACAAGAACACGGGAGCGTCCTAATGCAGAATGCTCAGTGGATGGAAGTCCTGCGCCGTGTTTACACACCTCAACTAGAACAGGGCTTGGAGCTACAGCTGCAAGCTGCACTTAAAGACCTACCAAGCGTCAGCTTGGATAAGGTCCAAATCTACCAGGGGCGTTGCCTGGCTATGCAAGACTTCCTTGCAGAGCTTCGCGTAGCCGCTGGCGTTACGGCAAATCGCACTGCGAAGCCGAATTTTTAGCACACCGTAAGGAGCTAGCATGTCACGACCCGCACAACTCGAACAGCAAATCGAACGTATGAAGGAACTTCAGGCCGAGATGCTTGGAGGCGACAATCAAGGCAAGCCGCCGGTTACACCGCCCGCTGCGCCGGATACGCCTGTCACGCCCCCTGCCGAACCCGTCGTCGCTCCGGTTTCTGACGAGCCGCCCGCAACTGTCTCGAAGGACGAATATAACAAACTCGAACAGCGTTATCGTACGCTACAAGGTATGCACACTGCCGACGTCAACCGCTTGCGGAACGAACTGCAGGGCGCAACCGCCGCTATTGAGTCTCTGGAAGATCGTGTTATTGCCGCCGAGAAGCAAGCCTCTAAGGCATCTGCTGCTCCGGCTAAGTACGTTACTGCCGAAGACGAAAAAGAATACGGCGATACCCTTGAAATGGTACGACGCGCCGCGCGTGAAGAAGTGGAAGCCGACGCTGCAAAGCGTGAAGAACGTTACTTGGCGTTGATTACCGAACTGCAAGAGCAGCTTGGGCACGTCCAAAACAAAGTTGTACCCACTGTCGAGAGCCTTACTCGTGCTCAAGCGGACCAGGGTAAAGCCGAGTTCTGGGGTGCGATCAATACCCAAGTTCCGGACTGGAAGGCCATCAATGATAATCAGGGCTTCAAAGACTGGCTGTTGTCAGAAGACCCGATCACTGGTGCGACCCGGCAGCAATTTCTGTCACAAGCCCGGCAGGAGTATAACGCTCCGAAAGTTATCCGGTTCTTTCAAGAATGGAAGCGTTTATCAGCAGGGGGTCAGACGCCTGCTCCGAAGAACCCGCAAGCCGACTTGGAACGTCTTGTCGCTCCGGGTGCCAGCAAAGGAACTGGCCCTGTAACGTCACAAGACAAAAAGCAGTGGACTAGCGCCGACGTGAGTCAGTTCTACAAGGACGTGGCTACCGGCAAGTACGCTGACAAGTTGGACGAACGGAAAAAAATTGAGGCGGACATCTTTCTCGCTCAGAAAGAAGGCCGCTACACCCGTGTCTAAATTTTAGAGGAACAACAAAATGGCTTTTCCTGTTACCTCCGGTCATCCGCAGTACGCTGGAAACTTTATTCCGGAACTGTGGTCCGGCAAGCTGATCGAGCACTTCTACGACGCGACCGTGCTCGCTGCTATCAGCAACACTGACTACGAAGGCGAGATCAAGAAGTACGGTGATACGGTTAACATCCGCACCACGCCGACGATCAACATCTTCGATTACGTTAAGGGTATGACCCTGCCGGTTCAACGTCCGGACAGCGACCCGATTGAACTGCTTATCGACAAAGGTAAGGGTTTCAACTGCGTCGAAGACGATGTTGATAAGGTTCAAACGGACATCAAGTTGATGGACGTCTGGTCGAAGGACCAGTCTGAGCGCATGAAGATCGAGATCGACCAAGACGTGCTCACGGGCATGTTGACGGGTATCTCGGCCCTCAACCAAGGTCTGACCGCTGGCGCGAAAACCGCCTCGTTCAACCTCGGCACGACCGCCGCTCCGGTCACGGTGACGAAGGACGGTGCCGGTGGCACGGTCTCGATCACTGACCTGATCGTCGACATGGGCACCGTCCTTGACGAAGCCAATGCCCCGGAAAATGACCGCTACTTGGTCCTCCCGGCTAAGGCAATCGGCCTCATCAAGAAGTCGGAACTGAAGGACGCCTCGCTCTCGGGTGACGGCACGTCCATCATGCGCAATGGTCGCGTCGGCATGATCGACCGCTTCACGGTCTACATGTCTCACAACCTCGTTCAGTCCAGCGGTAAGTTCTACCCAATCGCTGGTCACAAGCGCGGTCTGACGTTTGCCTCGCAGATGACTGAGATGGAAACCCTCCGCGCTGAAAGCACGTTCGGTACCCTCATTCGTGGTCTCCAAGTTTACGGCTACAAGGTCGTGAAGCCGGAAGCCATCGCAATGGCCGTCATCAGCTTCTAATCTGAAAGGATAACACAATGACTGCGTTTACTGATACGCTCGGCTTCTACAAGGGCACGGCTGCTTTCGGCGCTCACGCCGACAAGAAGCTGGGCTATGTCTCTGTGAAGCTCGACTTTGCTAAGATCGTTGCGGCGCGTGCTGCGGCTTCGGCCACGGCTCTCGCGGCAGCGGACACGCTGCAAGTCCTGCAAATCCCGGCTGGCGCTCTGATGCTGGCTGGTGGTTTGACGGTCTCTAAGGCCGAGACGACTAACACCACGGCGACGTTCGACCTTGGTTGCACCGGCGGTTCGCCGATTGCTGCCAACGCGTTCGTCAACGACGGTGCGTCGAACGCTGTTGCCAACCTCTCGACGGGCCTGGCGGCTCCGGTCCTGTTCTCTTCGGCGGACACGATTGACTTGCTCATCAACACGGCGGCTCCGACGGATGCCATCGTGTGGGCATGGGCCTACTACCTCGACGCGAACGCGGCAGAAGACGTTAACTAATGGTGGTGGGGGCTTCGGCCCCCTCCTCCTAAAAGGAGACTACCATGGGTGTTTTTACTGGTATTGCCCTTGACGGGCAAGTCCTTAATAGCCCGACCGTGGAGAGCCCGAACATTGTAGAAGCTGTTGTTGCCGGTGGCAGCACGCTCACTCTGACTAAGGCAAAGCACGCGGGCAAGACCATCAAGTTGGATACTGCTGCGGGTAGCATCATCGTGCTCCCGACCAGCACCGGCAGCGGCGCTCGTTACAAGTTTCTTGTGACTGTCACTGCTACCTCCAACTCGCATATTATCAAAGTTGGCAACGCAACCGACGAGTTCCGTGGGTTTGTGGTGCAAGACTCTGATACTGCTACTGCCCCCAACATCTGGTGGGCTGCAGACAACGACGACACTATCACGCTCAACCGTACCACCACTGGCCTCGCGGCTCAGGGTGAATACTTTGAGATCGTTGACGCTGTCTCGGGCCACTACTTTGTCCAAGGCTTCTCGCAAGCTTCGGGCACGGAAGCGACTCCGTTCTCTGCAACTGTCTAACTTTAGTGGGGAGCTTCGGCTCCCCACTACTTCAAGAGGTGTGTCGTGGGTATCATAATCAAGAACAACGCAAAGACGACACTGTCGGCAGGCATTAGCAGCACCGACACAACTATCTCTGTAGATGACGTGAGCAGCTTTCCAGCGCTCGGCGTTGGAGATTACTTCTATCTCACGCTCGAAACTACTACAGGCGCACACGAAATTGTTAAGGTCACGCAGGTTAACGCGTCGTCGTTTCTTGTCGTGCGTGGCCAAGAAACTACTATCCCCATCCCGTTTGTCGCAGGCGCGCGCGCAGAACTACGCATCACTGAACAGTCGCTAGAAGATCAGTTTGGCGTGGCTGTTCCGGCTGCGGTCGAAGACTACATTGACACGCTCGATCTTGCTTACTTGAATGTTATCCAAGACTGGACGGCACGGCAGACGTTTAACGATGGTGTTCACGTAAACAACACTGGGCCAACTGACCCTGCGCAAATAGTCTTAGAGCGCGACGGTAATCATCGCTGGGCATTTTTCAGAAATAGTACTGCGGAGTCCGGTGCGGACGCGGGTAGCAACTTTGATTTCTATTCTTACGACGACACTGGTAGCCTAAAGGACCTAATCTTCCGAGTGACCCGCTCAACGGGTGTTCTGAACTTCGGCATCCAACCTACGATTAGTGGCAGCAATATCCTTAAAGCTACCGACATTGGTAGCTCCGTGCAGGCGTATGACGCTGACACGGCTAAACTCGATGTCGTTCAGACTTGGAGCGCACTGCAAACTTTTAGCGGTGCGGGTAATAGTCGCTTCGTCAATACGACAGACGCCGCCGACAATATCGGCCTGATTGTTGAAAGTGACCGAGCAACACCTGCCGCAAATGATCGCGTTCTTGTTGATTTCCGCCTCTCAGACAGCGCAGGAAACCAGGACACTTTTGTCCAGTTTCGAGCTAATGCCAATACTGTTACTAGTGGCGCAGAGACCGGAGCGATTTATCTCGGCCTGGTAAACAATGGCACGCTTGCTGATCGCTTTTATTTTTCAGCTAGTGAACTTTTGCCTCTAACCGACAACAGTATCGCCCTGGGGCGAGCGACAAACTACAGGTTTGCAGACCTGTTCTTGGGTGACGGCGCAGTTATCAACTTCAACAACGGCGACATATCTTTAACACACAGTGCTGACGCACTAGCCATGGGCGGTGGTCAGTTCAACGTATATCAAGGCGTAGGTTTAAACACACCAACTATACGCTGCACAAACACCACTGACGCGGCGCAGGTTATTGCGGCTGCGTTTGAAGGCGACCGCGCAACGCCTACTGCCGGTGACAGCGCGATTATACCGCTGCGCCTTAGCGACAGCGCAGGTAACCAAGACCCGGCGGCCCAGATACAGTGGGGCTTCGTTGCTGTAACCTCGGGCTCCGAAACAGGCTATTTGAGGCTAGCCCTGATGTCGTCAGGTACGCTGACAAATCGCCTCGATCTTTACAACACGAACCTGTCACCTGTTACCAGTGATGGCTTGGCACTCGGTACAACCACGACGATGTGGTCTGACCTGTTCCTAGCGTCCGGTGGCGTTATCAACTTTAACAACGGCGATGTAACGCTTACGCATTCGTCCAACGCACTTACAGGGGCTGGCGGACAACTGCTATGGAATTACGGTGCTGCGGGAGCGACAGCGCCAGCTCGTTTTACAAATACATTTGACACGGCTAATAACGTAGCGCTCATCGTTGAGTCCGACCGGGCTACACCTACCGCCTATGACCTCGCGTGGATTGATTTCTACCTGAGCAACAGCGCGGGGTCACAGACCTATGCTGCTTCTTATGGTGTAGCGTTTTCAGACATTACCGCAGGTAGTGTTGATAGCGTCCATTACTGGCGCCTAGTGACGAACAGCGTCACATCTGATAAAATGTACCTATCGACAAGCGGACTCGCCCCGTACGCAAATGATGGGCTGTCGCTAGGATTTGGTGCTTCCGCTTGGGCTGATCTGTATCTTGCCTCTGGCGGTGTCATTAACTTCAATAACGGCGACGTAACGATCACACACTCGGCAGACGCACTTACGTTTGGCGGTGCAGCGAACGGCTTTGTGTTTAATACCCACGTCCTAGGGGCTAGCCATGTGTCCGCCCACTACGCCACGGCTATGCCCGCTGGCGGTACAGCTGGCGCTGGAATAAGGATGTCCTCCACGACTAACTTCGGCGTGTTCTTCGGTTCTGGCGCACCAACGTTGTCTGCAGCACAAGGCTCGCTGTACCTTCGTAGCGACGGCTCTTCAACTAGCACACGCATGTATGTTAATACGAACGGCAGCACGACGTGGACAGCCGTAACGACAGCTGCCTAAGGAGACACAGATGGTAACTTACGAAATCAACTTGCTTCCGGGTTTGGAAGTATCACAGCCGGACCTAGTGGTGCGCTCTGCGACGTACGAGATTAAAGCAACCGATGGCGATAACGCTGTAACGTGGTCGTCTAAGGTTGAGTTTCCGCCGCCGAGCGAGGACTTCACACCGTTCCATAGCCTAACCAAACAAGGGGTATTGGAGTGGGTTCAAGGTGTTCACGCCGAGAAAATCGTAGAGATGGAAGCCTACTTAGCTAACCAACTTGCGGAGATGGTCGCACCGACAGTAGCCACTATTACTGCGCCTTGGGCAGAGGTATAAGTTATGAACGCGCTCCAGTTTGCAATTGCGGCGATGTCAGGAGCGCTTGGCGCGCCTAACATAATCAGCATTGACGTCGACGATACCACGTCTAGGGGATACAGTGATAGCACTGGCGGGTTCATATTCCATAACAACGGGTCTATTTCTAGGTACATATCTGGCGTACCCATTGTAGTTGGAAGTTGGATTTCGCCACTAAGCAACTTCGATCAGTACGAAATAAAGGCGACCCTCGACTCGGGCGATACACCCACAAGTGGTACTCTAGCTACCTGGGAGTCCCTAGATACTACTAGATTTTGGACTATTGTCAACGACGACACTTCTGATACCAGTAACCTTACGTTAGAGATTAGGTGGACCGGCAATAACGAGGTACAGGACACCGCCTCGGTTGTAATAGAGTCAACCTCAGTGGCAGAGTCGTAACAAACCGGACCATTAACATGACAAAGACCGTAGTGATGACCGAACCACACATCAAGAAACTCATCGAAGAGACGGTGCGGACCACGTTGTTGAATATCGGCTTCAATGTCGCCGATGGCGAGGACATGCTTAAGCACCAGCAGGACATGCACTGGGTACGTACGCAGCGCGAGCGCGGACAAACACTAGTGACAGGAGCCTGGAGACGTGGTATGGAGATTGTTCTAACCGCTATCATCGGCGCCATCCTACTTAAGGTCGCCGGGTACCATCCGAACTAGGAGCAAAATATGACCAAGTTTATTCGTGCCACCAACGGCATTATCTTCGACTACAGTGAGCGCCTTGCGAAGGTCGCCGGTATGGAAGTAGTGACCGAGCAAGAAGCTTACCCCGAACGGTTCGCTCCGGTTGACCTCTCTAAGCGCGAGCAAAAGATCGACCTGGACGTTCCGGAAGCTGTGACCGAGCCGCCGCCGTATGTGTCGCCTGAGTTCGCCGCCGACGCTGGCCGCCCACTGGGTAGCGCTCGCGCGCAGAAACGCGCTGCTGCCGCTAAAGATGCACCAGTCTCGAAGTTTGATGTATCGGGACTTGAAGGAGAAATCTAATGACTCCGCAGCAAGTTATCGACGACGCGCGTGTCATTATTAGCGACGACAACGCGTTGATGCCAGAACGCTTCTCTGACGCCGATCTGCTTGGGTTCGTGAACCAAGGGGTTAAGAGCGCGTGCATGGTGCGTCCTGACTTGTTCATTGTCAACGGCGATATCACCCCGACTGTGGGCGCCGCCGCGCAAGACCTTCCTGCCAGCGTCACACGACTGATGGAAATCCATCGGGTCGTGGGCGGTGGCGCTTTAGGCGAAGTAGACAAAGAAACGATGGATCGCTCTGCGCCTAACTGGAC